CCGCCGTCGCCGGCCTGTTCCATCAAAATCGCTTTCGGAAATGTCATACAATCCTCACTCAGTGTCGTTGGTGGATTGGGAGATTAACGACCACAGCTGGTCGTCAGTCAGATTCAGATGCTTCTGAATCCGCAAAAAGACCTCGCGCCGCCCGTCAAGCCGGGCCGCCACGCGGGGGTCTTTGTGAAACGTGGTCGTGCACGCCCGGCAAAACTTCGCCAAGTCGACAAGCACCTGCTGGCCGACCGGCCCCGCGAAAACAGTCTGGTAGGCCGTCTGACGGCGATTCAAAATCGCCTTGGCACGATCGACAAATCTCAGCATCAATCCAGCTTGTACACGTGTTCGTTGTCACCGATGTCGTAGCCCTGTTGCCGCAACCAATCGGGGAACGTCAACTCAGAATCCGGATTGGTGGCCCGGAATTCCGTGAACTGCTTGCGCAACTTGACCGTCAAAAACGGACTGCCGACCTTTCCGCGCGCGTTCTCGGAACCCAGCCGCTGCGCAGCCGACGACGGCTCGCCGGCGGCCAGCACTGCGTATGCTTTTTTAGGCATGTCGCCCTCTCTACTGTGCGTTTTTCAAAAGCGCCGAAACCGCCGGCGCCGCGTTGATCGCGTCCTGCGTGTCTTGGGCTTCCGACCGCCCGGCGCGAATCTGTGCCACCTTCTCGGCGGTATTGCGCCACCGGACCGGTACCGCGTGGATGTCCGCCATCGCCGGCATGGCCTCGTCGAAATCCGCCCAATCAAGGGCGTCCGGCCGCTGGGCCTCGACGGCGATCTTTAACGACAGCTCCAACATGCGCAAAAAGCCCGATGCTTCCTCGGCCCGTTGAGCCCTGGAAAGCGGGGAGTCATACCGCACTTTGTACTTCCCGCCCGCTTCGCGCAGCGCCGGCGGCATCGGAGGCAACAGCCGCTGCTGGGCCAGCACATCCAGCTCACGGTCGATACACGGCCCGAGATATTCGGACTGCTGGCGACCCATGGTCGGCGACAGCAACACGCCCTTCTCGCGGGTCAGCTCGATGACTTCGGTCGCGGTCGCCTGCGGCCGGTCGGTCAAAATCTGGAACAGGGTCACCAGGAACGCGTCATTGATATGCGCGCGCTCGAGTTCCATCATCTTGTCGCCCACCACCAGGTTGCCGGTGGGCAGTGCGTGTATGAGCGGCCGGCCGTCGCGATTTACGCCGCCGGCATTGAGCGCGCCCGGCTTCAGACTGAACCCGTCGACCACGCCGTCATCGAACGCCAGCAACACCGGATCCAGGACACGCTGCCCCTGGCGCAGCACGTCTTTCTTCTGCCGGTTGATGGTCTTGATCGCCGGCAACGCTTCCATGGCCGGACTGCGGCCGTACACTTCGCCGGGGTAAATCGTGTGCCGTCCGACCGCATACGGAAACGTGTTGTACCCGCCTTCACGCAGCAGTGTCTTGGCCGACAGCGCGATGTAATACGACGCGAACGGCTTGCCGCGGTAGTCGAGCCGCCCCGGGTCGCGGTCTTCACGCGGCTGGACGCAATGCAAAATCTTGACGGACGGCGTGTCTTGCGACGGCGACCCCAAATCTTTCTTGATGTCAGCCGGCAGCGCGTCTTCCCCGAACCACTGCGCACACTGCCGCGGGCTCAGCATGAACCGGCGCTTGGCCTTGTCGATAACGCCCTGGTGATTCTCGAACAGGAAAATCTCACCGAGATGAATCCCTCGGTACCGCAGCCCAGGCGTGCGATGGTTCTCGTCGATGAACAGCACGCCGGTACCGAACGCCCCAAGGCCGAGATAAGTCTGGTGGTTCTGCCCGGCGAAGTTCGCGCTCGGCGAGTACCGGTACCGGAACAGCAGGTCCGTTACTTCCTCCATCCACACCCGCGTCGCGCGATCCCTCAGCAACACCGGGTCTTCCGGTTCAAGCGAATGCCACTTCGACCCGCGGGGGGTCAGCATGGACTCCATGACTGCGGCGAACCGTGGCAGCGCGATCGGCGCCGTCGAGTCGTACAGGTGCTGGGTGCGTTTTCCGTACGGTGTCTGCCCTTCGCCGCCGTTCGTGAACGACCCGGAGTACGACGGCATGACATACCGCGCAACCTCTTCGCAGTGGCTCTCCAGGTTGGTCCGGTTTGAGGCCGCAGCCTCGAACTCGCGGATCAGCTGCTCGACAATCGCCGCCGTGTCGGCCATCAGGAACCTGTCAGGTAACGCCGCGCTCCGCGGCCACGCCCGCCGGCACCGGCCAGAATGTTCGCGGTAAAGCCGCCACCCTGGGCTTCACGCAGTTTTTGCCGCGCCTCCTCTTCCTGCCGGCGGCGCTCTTCTTCTTGCTGGCGGCGTGCGGCCGCGGCCTGCTCGGCCGTGGCATATGCCTGCCGCTCGGCTTCGGCCGACGCCTCTCCAGCGCGGCGCTCGTCGCGTGCGGCGCTGCTCGTGCCGGTGTCGCCGGCGCGCGCGCCAACCACGTCTTCGCTTTGCATGGCGGCCTGCTGCATCCCCGGGCTGCCGGACAGCGCCGCAAGAATTCCGGCTGTCTTGCCCCCGTATTTGTCCCGGATATTGAAGCGGTCGTTACTGATTTTCTTGTCCAGCCCGCCGAGCTTTTTCGAAGACACGCCGCCCCCTGTTGCGAAAGTGATACAATGTTGCAATTATCACAATACCACGTCGTCGGTGTCGTCCGCAACCAAACGCCGGCGCCCCGGGTGACTCCGACGGGTTTTCCACGCGTTGATGTCAGCCTGAGTCTGAAACCGCCCGCCACGCGGCGGCGGCTGGTCGCCCTCAAACGGGTCGCCACCGGTGCCGACCGCAATCCTGTTGCGATCGCGCACTCGATTCGGGTCACGTTGATGCACCACTTCGTACTCACCGCTGCCGAGCGCCAAATACTGGCCGGCTTCGTGCGGGTGGCTGTACTCGTTCTTGGCCGGCACTTCGTGCAGAATCGCCCCATTGCTCGACCGCACGAACTTGAAGTGGTACCCGCTCGCGAACCCCTTCCGCACCTTGACCATCGTGGGCGAGATCAGCAGCCCCGGCTCCCCGTCGTGCAGCCGGCTCAACGGCCCGCGCACCGCTTCTTGCCGCAGCTCCCAATCGTTCGTCGGCGCCGGCTTCCAATCCCAGCCGGTCTCTGCCTTCAAAATGTCGAACGCCGTCTCGTCTTCGTCACCGGCGGTGCCCGACGGGTCGCCCCACGCTCCACCAACCACGAATCCCGGGTACCGCGTCGCGACAAAATTCCGCAGCGCCTGGCCAAACCGCTTGATTCCGGACCGGTCGGTCGTGACCTCGTCCAGCCACCGCAGCTGCCCGTTCGGCATCCGCTGCCCGAATACCGCCGCCGGCGTCAGCCCGAAATCCGCCCCGACCAGGATCGGCAGCCCCTCGGCCGGCTCGATCTTCGCCTTGGCGCAGTGGATGTTGTCGCGGTACATCGGGTACACCGGCTTGCCCTCGATGACAAACCCGTACTCGCCGTGGATGTACACCTTCACGTAGTCTTCCGTCTTGTTGGCGGCCGCCATCTGGTAGTAGCCTTTCCGCAGGTTCTGCAGGTTCTCCGCCTCCGGGCTCAGGCCTGATGGTTGACGGAAAAACTCATACAGTGGCTGCCCGTCCCGCAGCGCCCCCATGGCGCGCAAGTCGGCTTCCAGTTTTTCCGTCTGGATCTGCATGTCCTGGTCAGTCCGCTCGGCCAGCTTGTACCACCAGCTCTCTGTGTCCGGCGGGTTGGTGTCAGCCAGGATCCCCGCCCATGAATTGAGCGCGGCCGGGTACGGCACCCAGCGGCCGACGCGGCCGGTCGCCGCGTCAATGATCGTTTTCGGGATGTACCGGGCTTCGTTGAACCAGATCCACGTCGCCTCGAGCGACAGCAGCTTGCGCACGTCGTCGTCGCGGTCCAGCGCGAGAAACAGCACCTCCATCTCCATGTCCGCGGTGCGCACGATGTGCGTGATCGGCGCCGCCCACGACACCTTGCCGTACGTCTTCGGCACCCACTGGAACCAGGTCTCGAGCGTGGTGGACTTCAAATCAGGGTACGTGTTGCGGACTACGACGCCGCGGGGGCGCCGGATTCCATCCGGGCCCTTCGGGAAAAACGCCGACCGGCGCATTACCTCGACGGCACAGGTGGCCGACTTGCCGGAACCGATCGGCCCCATGATGCCGCGGAACAGCGCCTCCGACTCCATGAATGCCTTGGTCGTCGGACCGCTGGGCGTGAAGACCCGGTTTACCTGTTTCTCAGCCATTTGGCGCCTTGGGCGGCTCGACCCCGGCAACCATCAACTGGAACCCGGCGTTCAGGTTTCGCTGGTCGACACGATCGACGATGTGCCCGCTCGCCTTGCCCTTCAATTCAACGGCCCGAACGTAGGCCGTGGCGTTTTCGGTCTTGATCGCAAACGCAATCGCCTCGTCCAGCTCGGCGATGAACTTGTCGAACTTGTACTCGGCCCGGGCGGCCAGGTCGGCCTTGATGAGATTCAGCGCGTCTTTGACCGACTCGTTCTCCCGCAGCACCCGCGCCGCCACCGAGCCGGCCGTTTGGCGGGTTCCGGAGAACCCGGCGTCCATGGCCGCGTCGGCGATCAACATGCCGGCGGCGACGTTCGTCACCAGCTTGGCGTACTTGGTCGACAGCCCGGCCAGGGCCTGCTGCACTTCGGCTGAAAACTGCGGCGGCGAGGAGCCGGAATCGGGTGCCGGCGGCTCCGGAGTCGTGTCGAGCAACGCGGCGATGTCGCTCTTTTTTGCTTTGGCCATGTTGGTATAGTAGCAACAATGTGGTATTTACGCAACACTCAGAGGCAGGAGCGCCTATTAGGGAGAAAAAATTTTTTGGGAAATGCCTTATAAATCAGAATGGTGCGTGCCCGATTGCCCCTCGATCCGGTTGGGCGCCGGCAACTTTGGGGGTACGCCCCCGCCCGCCCCCCGGGGTCTTTTTAGTCGGATCAAGGGGTTACGGCTGGCAATATCTGCAGAGGGGGCGGCCGCACTGGCGGGGCGACTGATTGGCAATCAGCCGCGCAACTAGGCTATGTGATTGAATAACAAAGCAAACAACGCACACTGCCAAGGCGGGGCACCATATAGGTAACAGTGCTCGATCCCAGCCTGGCCAGCCGACCGACCACGGGCAAGCGCGCGAAGGCGCGAAGCCCTAAGGGGTATTTAACATAATGTAATAATCTTGCACCAAAAAGGTGCAAAACATCTGTTGTCCCCGCTTGTCCCCAGTCAGTGCAAAATCCAAGGGGAACAGAAAAACCCGCGCCGGCCATAGCTTTTTGCTGTTTGTCTCCTTTGTCTCCTTTATTTAATAAATAAGTAGTACATACATACATACATATATACATAACACCTATTGCCAGGCCGAGCACAAAAAATCCTGTGCGACTCAAATCTAGTTTTAATAGGAACAAAGGAGACAAAACACCCACTAACCGCATAACCTAAGCCCACAGCAGCTTTTTCTGTCCCCTATCGTGTCCCCTTTGGTGTCCTGTGTCTCCCTAGCTAAGGGGACACATATAAATATCAACAAGTTAGCTCATTTTAGCGCCGATTCGGCGTGACCGTTCGTCGGCTGGTGTTGCGAACATAGCAACACGTAGCCTAAAATTCTTATCAGCTGTAGCCGATCCCACAACTGATAGGGTAAACGACAATGAACGCACAAGGCATAGAAGTTGTTGAGCTGACAATCGAAGAGCTGGAAGCGCGCCCCGTCGCGCCACAAACCATGGCGGAGCTGTTCCGCGCCGCCATCGACCAGCACAAGCAACGCGCCAACCTGGCCGGCCGCATCCGTGCGGCTCGCCTGGCCGGCGTCAATCTGGAGGGATGAACCATGGAATGCACCATCGAGACAACAAAAGGCGCGTTTTCTGCGGTAGCGATATTCGCTAGCAAAAAAGACGTGCGCCATTATTTGCGCGGTGTACACCTAGAAACGGGACCGACTGGCGCGGTTTTCGTGGCCACGGACGGGCACGCATTGG